CATGGAAAGCCCTTAGACGCTCAGTATACAAAGAACCTGAGCGCGATGTGGACGCAAGAAAACGGCGTGATATACGAACACAGCATGGGGATGGGTAAGGACATAGCCATCGAAGAAAGCTGGTTCCATATGCCACTATCCGCGCAAGTACACGATGCTGTGTGGGATGGCTCCATGTTCCAGCTTGCAGAACACGAGTGGGTTCGCCACATGCAGTCAGTGCCCTGGTTGATGGAGACTGCTGGGAAAAAAGCAGGCAAGAGAGGTGGGAATAAGTACGATATCCTGCCAGGTGACATACATCAAGCGATAGAAGAGTACCTGCAAGTGATGCAGGCTTACAGTTACTACACGCCGATGTCCGCGAAGCACACCGCAGAATGGGGATTCGACCAATCTGCGAACATGGATTACTGGATAAAGTTACTTGATGTCGCAGTGGAAGATAAGTGGCCCGCCCCGGATTCAGTCAAGGGCAAGCTGATGGCCGCCCTCGCGCCGGTCACGCATGCGGAAACCGTCGCAGCAGCTAAAATGACGCCCTTGAAAGAAACGTGGGCGCAAGAGAGCTTTACGTGGGTCTCAGGCCAGAAAGGTTCTATGCCTGGTGGACTGTATAAACATAATGCGAGTGGGATTCATTACTACATTAAAGACACTGTTGCTAACACCTTCGGCCATGAAGCGATGGAGAAGGCTGGGCAGCACATTAAACAAGAAGCTCTAGCAGGTGCGTTATACAAGTTAGCAGGTGTACCTGTTGCTGATACGCGCGAAATCATATTCGGCAGCATGCCAGCATTGATGTCTCGCTGGATACCAGATGCAACGAAGATGTCGTTTACAGATATGTCTCGCAATGCTGATGTGCGCAGTAATTTTGTGGTAGATGCGTGGCTGGCGAACTGGGACGTGGTGGGGCTCAATGCCGATAACATCGTGCTAGGAACAGACGATGTTGCTTACCGTATCGACCACGGAGGAGCCTTAGAGTTCAGAGCACAGGGAGGCACCAAGCACTTCTCTGGAAATGAAGTTCAGGAACTAACGTCAATGCTGAACCTGGCGACAGCGCCAGAGGGGAGTCGGGTGTTTAAGAGTCTGACACTCGCAGAACTAGAGGCAGGAGCAAAGGCTGTCGGAAGCATAACGGATGAGATGATAGAAGTGGCTGTGATGAAGGCGAACTTTCTGAAGGAAGCGGAGACGCGACTGATTAAAACCCTTAAAGCTCGCCGTGACATAGTTGTTAAGGAGATTTTAGGTGAAGGGTATGTGCCGCCGCCAGCGCCGTCCAAGTTGACGCAGGGGCCAAGCCAGACTCTGGGTGAAGCAGCAGGTTTGAAGGCAGTGAATGCGCAGTTATACTCTCCTGCCTACGGATACCCTACTTCAGTCCAATGGTACGGCCACTCGATTGGAGACTCTGGCCCCCTGGCTCCTAACGAAAGAACGGACGAGTTCATTGAATTCGTGCTTGCGGGACACGGCCAAACGCAAGTTACTACGCTGCAGTACGAGGGCGGCAAGTCTATCATCTTCGGCGGCAATGGAGACTTCAAACAACTGCCGATGGAAGGTGTTAACTATAGCAAGGAGTCGTACCCGCCTGGTCAACCTCTCGCGTTGGATGAGATAGAGTGGATGAATGTCCTGCAGGGAGAGTTCCAGCATGCCTTTGATAAGCAGATGGACGAACTTATAGTGCAGGAGCCGAACGCCCTTGTAGAAGACCTTGTTGTAACTGGTGAGGTTTTGAAAGGCGTAACGAACACTCAGATGGAAGCCTTCTTTGAACGCATGATAGAGGCCAGCGTACTTGTTCCTGGGTGGGGAACTGTGACCAAGAGCGCTTGGACTGAAGCAGAGATGGTTCACTACTACAAGTCTCTCGCGCAGATTGCTGTAGTATATAGTCACCAAGGAGCTAAGTAATGGCTGATTTCTACAGACCCGTACAAACTGAGACACGCAGGGAACTAGATAAGATAGCGCGCGAGCGCGGCAGCGACGGCGTCACGTTTCAGCTTGGCGGCAGCCCCAAGCTACCTACGGATTTCGAGAAGTCGCTGCGCGAAGGCGGGTACTACGAGGCAGTCTCGCCGGATGCTGCGCAAGAATTACGTTGGGATGCTCCGGCTCTGTCGCAGGCTACAGCCGCAGAACAACTGACTGACCCTTGGGGATACACGGTTACTCCGCGTGGCCCGCAGCAGGTTGGCCCGATGGTGCCGCCTCAATACGAGCGGACTACTCCAGGGCCAGTTGTGAGACCAATCCCTCATTATAAGAGATACCATTTGCCCGCGGACAAAAGCAGATGGGACAAGTTAGTAGAGAAGTCTACAAGCGGCCCAGGCTCTTCTTCTAAGATTCTAACTCCAGAAGAATATGCTGAGCGCAATTATACGTTTGAAGTAAATGCGGCCAGATATGAACTGGAAGCAATGTCGCCCGAAGAGAGCGGCATCTATCCTATGCCTAGATTCAATCCCATCGACTTCCAGACTGCCTTCCAAGAGATGGGCACGCAGATGGCACCCGAAGATTTGAAACGTGTGAGTGACATAGTCACTGGTGTAACGTCTTACTTCGACAAGCAGTACGGAGCAGAGCGCGGGGTTAGCGAAAGGCAACAACGAATAGCTGCAATGACAGGCTCGCCGTATGCACAGACTAGCAGGTTCGGACAGGAGCCGCTCGATGCGTACGGGGTGGCCCCGTTCTATGGCCCGAGCGGAAGAGACTACGAGAAACTTTTCAAAGCCATAGAAGCGTTCGATATGTTTGAAAAGATAACAATCATGGAAGAAGTAGGAGGCCTTGAGGCTGCCGTCCATATTGGTGGTGAGGCAGGTACTGGCGCGGTAGGCTTAGGTGGTTTCGTCATGCTCGTCAATGAAGAGACCAGAAAGAACTTTGCAGAATCGCCAATGGCAAGGATGGCAACCGGGCAGATAACTAGGGCGCAGTACCGAAAAGAACTTCTTGACCGCTTTAATGCACTGCCTACAAAAGCACAGTGGGCGCTTTACATAGGTGCGCCGCACAACCTCATCCCACTGGGGCCGCTGGATGACATATTCAAGGCACTCCTGAAAGGGGGAGTTTGGACTCTCAGAGGCACAAGAGTGGGGCCACGCGGCGTTATAAAAGGTATACCAGACTATGGCGGCGGCGTGCTCGGTCAGTTCCCAGGTTTGATTGGCGGAACAGGCACTGTAATAAAGACAGCCGACCAGCTTACTGCACTTGTTACGCGCCCGATAATCCGTGGCGTTAACGATGCGGCTTCTGCTGTTGCGCGCGGCACAGGTCGGGCTGCTTACGCAGGATTCAATACTGCATTCCCGGTTGAAGTGGCTTACGCAGCGCCTGCGCGTTACGGGTTCCCTAATGAACCTACGTCTTACGACGAGCTATATCTCAGGGGGTTGGAGAGCGAATACGGTACTGCTTTCGGCCCGGAAGGACAGGGCCAGTTCATCATCACCCCTGGTGACGAAACTGAAGTAGCAGCGTTCAAACTCTGGCAGAACAGCAACGTTGGGCCGGATTCTCCCAATCTGGCTCTGCGTAAGTCTATACGCAGAAACCTAGATAATGCTGTAACTCTCAGTAAAGAGATGTTAACTGATGTATTCGCGCGCAGCCATAACCTACAGAAACGGATACATGCGGAGTACGACAGGATAGGCGAGAAGATGCCTGACTACATGAAGGTCGGCACCATCATGGCTGCTGCGCGTGGCGGCACGCACTCCAAGGCATTCGGACGGTATGCGCAGGTGACAAATGCTGTTGCGCGACAGCTTGGTGGTTTGAATGCTGGCTGGGTAAACGACTTCCTGAAGTTAGCTCATGGCCTGGACGTTATGAAGATGCACCCAGGCCGGATAGATGCTAGCACTGGCTACACTCCAGAGATATACACCGCTCATATGCGGCAACTGCATAGCCAGATTGAAGTGATTGCTGGGCCTGATGCTTGGAATAAGGTGAAGCACGCATCCGAATTGGTACGTGACGAGTACCAGTTGATGCTAGATGAACGGGTTACACAAGGCTTGGTGGACGCTGAGCTTGCTGTAACACTGAAGCAAGATTACCCGTGGTACAACACCATCCGCTATATGGAGAGTCAGAACTTCGGTATCAACATCAACCTATATGACGATATAGCGAGTAACAACAACCGCGTTGTCGGTAATAGTGACAACGGCCTCCGGCATCTAGCTGACATCAGCATGGATGTCTATGACCAGCAAGATGCCCCGTTGAATGTGCTGCTTTCTGCCATACTGCGCCACGAGCATCTGATGGCAGTCAATGAAGCGGCTGACTCAATGGTGATGGCTCTTTTGAAAGACCCTTCTTCTGCGGTTATGGTACGGAAAAGAGGCACGATTGTAGTCGATTTGACTGGACAGGTACTGGGTGCAGAAGGCCCAGCCCGCTCCATCGAGTACCTGTATGCGGGGAAGACAGCCCTTGCGCAAGCGGAAGGCGCTGTCTACCGCGTTCTTGATGATGATGTTAAGGCTATGGTCGAACGTCCCGGCGCGCGCAAGATACGTGGACGAATGACGCGTAGGACTGAAGACACTGAAATCATACAGGTGTGGGAAGGTGGCAAGCCTGTCATGTATGAAGTCCCTGCCTGGGCTGCAGAGAACCTGAAGCACTTGGTGGACTTTGACCAGTCATTGTTTGAGCGCGTGTTGCGGGCAGCGCAAGCGCCGTTCCGCGCAGCATTAACAGCATATAATCCTGCATTTATGGCTGCCAACTGGCTGCATGAGATGTGGGTACTGGGCGCTGTACACGGCATCATGCCCTGGGACATGGTAATCAATACGGGCCACGCTATGAAGAACATCTTCAAAGAAGACCGTCTGCTGGTCGAGATGACTGAGAACCGTGGTCTAGTGCTGGGGCTCACTGGCGACGTGCAACTAGCAGGAGTCGGACGTGGGCGCGGGGACATCAGGAAGGGTGGGTATGACCCAAGGAACCTGAAAGCGATTGGAAAGAAGTATGGAGTGTCCGAGCCTGGCGGCTCGTTCGTGCTTAGAGACTCCCGCGATTACAAGCGGTTCATGTCTGCCAAGGGTGTTCTTAGAGGATTGAATGCGGTCTCTCAAGCGCTGGAAGTCTCCAGTAGACGTACGCTATATGAGTCAGGCATCAACCGCGGTATGTCTCCTGCTGCTTCTGCAGCATTTGCGCGCGAAGGAATGGTTGACTATGCGCGCTGGGGCACCGCTATCCACCTTGCAGATGCTGCATTCTTGTACTTGAACGCTGGTCTCCAGGGCGCACTGATGCCTATTCGCGCTATAACAGGTAAGAACCCTGGCGCAAGAAGACGCGCAGCTATGGGGTTGTTAGGATACACAGGTATTACTGCTGGTATATACGCGCATAACCGTCAGTTCAAAGACCCAGAGAACAACTACTATGACATACCTCTAAGAGAGCGGTTGGGTGGACTGGTCATTATGTTGCCAGGTGGTAAGCGCCAAGCTGACGGTTCGTATAAACCGAACTATATCAACATCCTACCCTTCGCTCGTGAGTTGGCCTTCCTGTCAGGCAGTATGACATTCATGCTTGAGAAGCTAGACGGCAGGGTTGAGGGTGGTATCGGCACATTACTGACTGGCATCATCGACCAAGTGAACCCGCTATCTGCGATGACACCTTTCGAGTCACAGGGCTCATCCATGCCTAAACTGCAGAATGTTCCATATCCGACACAGGTAGGAGAGCTAGTCTCGGAAATGGCTGACAACTACGATAACTTCCGCAAGCGGCCTATCGTAGACCCGGCCACTGAAGGGTTGCCTGCGAGTGAGAGGTTCAATGCTGATACTTCTGATACCGCTAAGTCCATATCAAAGCTAGTACCGCTCGAACCCCCGTATATCGACCACATGATTAAGTTCGGTGGTGTTACGCGCGACATCGTAGCTGGCGCGGATTACGTTGCGCGGATGATTGACCCAGATAGAGTGCCTCAAGAGGTGCAGGATATAGTAGGCCAGCTATTCATCATCTCTGATAGTTGGCCCGATGACATGGTGGCACTGAAACAACGCGAATACCTTAATGAGCTTGACCCCGCTATCGTTGACCTGAAGGCAGTGAACATGGAGTTCAGGAAGCAGCAACGCGACCATAACTACCCTGTTCTTAGTTCTGTGACAGATAGAGTTATCGGTGACGGTGGCTATGAGCGGGCTAGGCACGCTAAAGACCATGCAATCACCAGCGCAGGAGCGAGCCTGGAAGCTACAAAGCTCGCCAACAAACAACTAAGCAACTCGCGTGAAATATCACACAAGATGCAGTGGGCTAGTGATAATCGCCTGGAAACAGGAGAGATAGACCCTCGAAAATGGCGCAAAGAAAGGAGATTGAACAGCGCCATAGTCCATACGTCTTTACTAGCCTTAACTGGGCAGTTCCCTACTGCCATACAGGTGATAAAAGGAAGGGCTGGATACAGCGGATATATCGAAGCGATTGCGACCATGTCTGGCCTCTGGCCTGATGAGAGAACGAAAGGCGAACTCTTATATTCTGGGTGGGTAGGACTAGAGCACCAGATATTCCCCGAAGAGATGTCCCCTACAGACATCGGCATCGCTGAGCGTCACGCCGACCCCACGCCACTGTTCCGCGCGCAAGAAGAGTTCTGGGATGCGCTAAGTACGAGCGAACAGAAGTTATTGATAGATGAGCGTACTTCGCGCGCAACACCAACGGAGCGGCTATACATAGAAGACATACAGACTCTCATGCCTTACTTCAGGGTGGACACGGACGTGCTAAAGATACTGGTCGGCCAAGAAAAAGAGGGCTGGGAGAGGTACATGGCCGCCACCACTACAACCATGAAGAATCACCTTATACAAGAATACGAGCTTCAAGGGGTCATAGGCGAAGTGGATGATAGAAAGCTATATCTCCGCGAGATAGAAGAGATAGGTATAGCGTTGAACAGGTGGCAATTCGTTGACCCAAAGCAAGCCATAACTATTGCAGCGGAGGTAGAAAGACTGAAGCGCGTTGAGCGCGTAACGAGTTATCAAGAGACTAACCCGCAGGCAGTTGGCGCGGGACAATCACCGTGATGTATAATCATTTTACATGCTAGGAGAATAAGAGACTATGGTTTCTAGCAACGATATTGCGGCCACTTCTGCTGACGCGCAGGACACCCCGCAAGAAGAAGTCCAAGAACAGTCTGATACTGATGCGCAAATCGCGCAACTGAACGAACAGGTCAAGAAGCTGGAAGGCGACCTGAAGGCTGCGAACGGACGGAACAAGGGACGGCGTCCTCGGAATGACGAATCTGACAACCTTGTGCTAAGCACCAATAACGAAGTGCGGATGCTGAGTAGGCGTCTCGACACATTGATGAATGCTATAGGCACAGGCGAGACTGATGCACTCCCCGATGAGGTCTCCAAGCTCAATGCGCAACAGGCGCAATCCCAGGCTGACATTGACTATCAGCGACAGTGGGAGGTGTTATCCGAAGACCTTGTTGCCGCTTCTAAGAATGACGACGACACGGAAATCGTTAACATCCACACAGCGCCGGAGCTAGAGCAGGTTCGGCAAGACTGGACTGCTGCTCACCAACGGCGAGATGTCGCGGGATTAGCCCGTGCTGTCTCTGATGCTCAGCGTGTCATCCGCGGGATAGAACGCGACAATGACCGCGCGACTGGTCGCGTGGATGGTCGCAATGAAGTAGTTAATTCTGGCGCATTTGAACTGGACACCGGCCCATCTGCGGGAGGCAGCGGTATGTCCGACCAGCGCTGGCTTGACGATGTGTATGGGGCAGATAATTATTCCCCTACCTCAGAAGACCATAAACGAGCAAAAATAATCCTAGACCGCATGAGTGCGGGTGGATAAGGAGAACAACTAATGGCTGCAGGCGATACCACTACCCAGTCACTTGCTGACAGCCTGCCCACAGTCATTGCGTCGGCGCGTCAGATTCGTGAGCAAGAAGGTGTTGTCCCTAACTTAGTGGACAAAATCACTCTTGGCGAAGGTACGGGCCTTTCATGGAACGAAGTTTCTATGGCGCAGTTGACTGCTCAGACAGTCAGTGAGACCACGCGTCTCGATAACCCACAGCAAATGTCTGATACTTTGCTGACCATCACCCCGACAGTCGTGGGTATTCATACCCTTATCACTGACCGGGTGGCGGCGCGTATCAGCAAGAACGCTTACGCAAAGGTAGGCGGTCTGGCGCAGAATGCTATTCAGAGGAAGAAGGACGAAGACGGTCTGACCGCCATCGACGGCGCGTCACTGACCATCGGTTCTTCTGGTTCGGCCCTGACAACGGGGATGATTGCCGCCGCTGTCTCTCGTATCTCCTCTGATGCTGACGAGCCTGGAAACCCACCGTATCGTGCGGTTCTGCACGGCTTCCAGATAAAAGACCTGTACGATGCAGTTGCATCAATCGGCAGCGGCAACCCTCCAACCGGGACTGGGTACACAGATGGTCTGTCTGCCCGTGTGTTCCAAGAGGGCTTCCGTGGTCGCATCCACAACTGCGAGATATTCGAGGACGGGAACATCACCATTAGCAGCAATGCTTGTAAGGGTGGTATCTTCGCGCAGGAAGCATTGATTCTTGTGCAAGGTCGTTCTCCGCGCACGGAGACTCGCAGAGAGCCTCATATCGGCGGCGGTTCCACCAGCGTATTCCTCTATGATGAGTACGCGTACGGTGAGCGCAGCGCCGGGAACTGGCTCTTTGAGGTAGAGACCGACGCGACGCTTCCTACTACCTAATGAACCACCGGCGCACCATTTGGTCTGAGGCCCACGGCCCCATACCTAAAGGGTGGGTGGTACATAATCTGAATGGTCAACCTGCGGACGTGCGGTTAGAGAACCTAGCCGCCGTCCCCAGGGATAACATCTTTCTGGCAACCGCGCCCTATAGGGAGCGGATACGAAATTTAGAGCTAAAGCTCAAACAAATAGGTGAACAAAATGGCCCAATCAGGTAACGGCAGAATCTGTCTGTTTGAAGATTTCTTTGCGGAAGACAACATCGCTGAAACTGCGCAACATAGAAACCTAGGTTCATTTAGTGTTGCTGGTCAAGGCGCGGCAGAAGTAGATTCAGGCATTCCCACTCTAAGTGCTGATGCAATTAGCGGGGTAGGCGTGATGACTACTACAAACGAAGACAACCACACGATTCTAGTAGGCACTCCTGTCGCTTTCGATGTAGCGTTGATGGGAGCAATCGTGGCAGAGACCCGTGTGCGGTTTGTAGACCTCGATACTAAAGAGGTTTTCTTCGGGTTCAGCGACATTGACCCGAACACTCTTAGCATAGAAACCGATGTGATGACCGGCGCATCAACAACTCTGACATTGACAGCTTCAGATATATGTGGCTTCTTTCTTTCAGCAGAACTGACTGATGATGAAGACTGGCACACCGTCTATAACGGTGGGACTACCACTGGAGAAACCGATTCAACGGCAGTAGACTGCAATGACGATGCAGTTGCTGGCGAGTGGCAAGTACTCCGTCTGGAGCTATTCCCTAACGGAACAGCTAGCTTCTATATAGATGGTGTTCTGATAAGAACGGTCACTGGAGCAGTGTCTACCAGCGTTGACCTATCGTTGATTCTTGCGGTTGAAGCTAAAGGCGCTAACATCGAAATCATGCACGTTGACTATCTGATGGTCGAAGCTAACCGCGACTGGACGGCCTAACCTTTAGTGACCACACGGCGCGGCTTTCGCTACGACGGTGGCAGTTCGCGGTTAGAAGTAATCGTAGACGGCACCGTCGTAGCGCGGTTTAACAACGTGTCTCCTGGCCTGTCTGTTGTAAATGGAATTACATTAGACGGCACAGTGACTCTGAATGACAGTGCGCAGTGGACGGCGAACGCTTCTGGCACTGTCACCATATCCAATGTCGCGCCGTCTGGTGTCGGCACAGCCACTATCAGTAAGTGGCTAACCGTCACTGACGATGGCGGCACAGTCATGTATATCCCTGCGTGGACGTAGGAGATGCGATGTCTCTACTCCCGGCAACCCTTGAAATTAGCTACGACGAACCAGCCTTTAATCTTTCGGAGTTAATTCAGCCTGCTCCCGTAGGAGCGCCGAGGCGTTTCCAGATAATACTGGTTCTAAGAAACGGCGCGCTTGCTGAGTACCGCACCGACCTCGGCCCCGCTAGTGAATTCACCACTCCTGAGTTCCGCATCATAGGTGGCGTAGTAGATGAAGCCACTGGGCGCGGAGAGATACTCCACACAGTAGGCGAACTCAAAGATATGGCAGATGATATGCACATGCACACAGCCCCTGTAGTGCAGACGCGCGATGTATGGGGCGATTATTACGACCACCTAGATGGTAAGAGGAATGTATGACACAGAATATTAGCGAAGTCTTAGAGCAGCTTGCAGACCAGCCAGGCGATGACGGTGTAGTAGCCGCCCCAGAACCGGGTGGCATCGCAGATATAAACCAATCGTTCCCAGGTTCGATGATAGAGTCGGCTGGGTATGTGTATATCTGGGACACTGAGACTGGCAAGCAGAGCGTATGTAACCGCAATATGCTGCAGTCCACTCTCGGCAAGACACGCAAGGATGGCTCGCGCGTATTCACCACTATCAAGCCAGACTTTGAACCGCAAGGCGGTGAACGGAAGTGCATGCTGCACGCAGACGATGAGAACCGTGAACTATATAACAGCCTAGGTCTAGCTGTCTGCACGAAAGATAATCTTGACTCACCGTATCAAGTCACGCGCCATATGCAGACGCGTCACCCGCAAGAGTGGGAGACGATAGACGATATAAATAGCACTGCACAGCGCGAAGAAGACCGAGAATTTCAGCGCTTGCTCATACGGGCTGCCGCGCAAGGAGTCACTGCTCCTGCGCCGCCGAAGCCAGAGACAGAGCCGAAACCTGCGCGTGAAGCAGTTGTTATAGAATGCGAAGAATGCGGCGAAGTAGTTGAAGGCGTAAACAAGATGATTGCGACCAATCGCATGAAGGCTCACAACAAGAGCGCGCACGGAGGTTAGTATGGGCATTGTAAGTAACACAAGCATCCTGGCTGCTGACGGGCAAGCGACAAGTTATCCAGCTACCGTGTACTGGATGGCCGTTTCTGCTGGGAGCACGGCTGGCAGACTGCAACTTAATGACAGCACTGCCGATGGCGGGACAGACTTGTTTGATGTAGACGTACCTGCGGACAGCATGACGTTCTTTGGTAATCTGGATTTGACATTCAACACCGCAGTATTCGTGGACATTCCAGGCTCCAATATCATAGTGACGGTAGGACACAGCTAATGGCTAACGAGTTCAAGCACAAAGACCCGTGTACCACGCTTACCCAGGCCGAGTACATCGCGGCCTGCGGTGACGGCCACATATTCGCGTGCCAGGCTACTGGCGACATCCTTTACGCTTCGTCTGCGACGGTGTTGAAGAACCTGGGCAGGGGAGCGGCGAACACCGTCTTGCACATGGGCGGGTCTTGTATCCCTGCTTGGAC